GGTCCGAGTAAGGCGGGACATGCTCGAGCAAGTCTAGGCGGGCAAGCATGGCGCGGTCGGCACAAATCCAGCCATGGCCGGGGTCTTGGATGTAGTCAAGGGTTAGCATGGGAAAGTCTCCAAAAGAAAGCCCCCGAAGGGGCGGACGGGTTAGGTGCGATCACTGATGAAGCGATAGAGCTGCGCGGCCGTGGTCAAGCGTACGGGTTGCGTCTCAGTCCAACGGCGATTACCAGACATGCAAAGCACCGGGTCGGCTACTACAACAAAGCCGGCTGAGTGCTCTAGTACTTCAAAGCCAGCGCGGGCCAAGCTTGCTAGGTGGGTGGTAGTGATTTGGTTCATGTCGTTTGCTCAGGGTTGTTAAGGGGTTGGCACTGCAAGGCAAGTATCGGTGACAACACGTCAGCTGTCGATAGCCAATTGTCAGCTAGAACCTACCATTGGTCGGCGATAAGCGGCCTTTCGGACATACGGTTGACTGCAGCAGATAAACGGTCATAATGCGTTCTTATTTCGTTCTCACGGGGAAGGCATGGCAAGCGCAAGATCGGCACTGCCAGATAGGGCATTAAAGGCATTACAGAAAGGCATACCAGCTGATAAGGTACTTACACCGGGTTTGAACCTCACGCCCCAGGAAAAACAATTCGTCCAGGCAATAGCAGAGGGAGCGAGTAAAAGGGATGCTTACATCGAAGCATATGAGCCGCAAGGGAGCTCGCGCAGTACTACAACGGCAGCTTGGCGTGTGGCAGAGCGTAAAGACGTGAAGCAAGCGATCGCGGTGCAAGAGGGGATTCAAAGGCTGAGGTATTCGCAAAACCCCTTGCGCATAAGAGATTTCCTCGTTGATGAGCTCCAGCATATAGCTCGAACCGCACCGAAACCCAGTGACCGGCTCGGTGCACTGCGCATGCTCGGCCAGCTAGCGGACGTGAGCGCATTCGAAACCCGGTCAGTCGTCACGCATCAAACTGGCTCGGATACAACGGCACGATTGCGCGAGAAGCTAGCCCGACTCGGCGGGGTGATTGACGTGGACGCGCACGAGCACACGCACGAGCACCCACCCGCACAAGCGCAGGCGCACGAGGGCGACCCCACGGTAGGGGGGGAGGGGCAAAGTGGCCAGGGGGCTGGGGGCGGCGCTAGGTCCAATAATCCACACCAACGATCTGATAATTTTTCCCATCCACACCAACGACCTGACAACTCAACCGATGCCCCAGAAGAAGACCCCCACCCCCTACTAAAGTCTACAATTCCGCCAGCTGGCGGGATTACTACGGAAGAGGCCCCCATAGAAGAAGAAGTGGGTTCCCATAAGGGGGGCAGGAAAAAAAAGGAGAGGCCTATATGGGAGGATCCTAAGAGGTGGTATGCGGAGACGATGGGGGAGGTGCCGAAGATAGAGTGGCAGCCTAGGGAGGAAGCTAGGGAAGAGGTGCAGAGGAGGTTGAATGAATCTGGTGAAGATGGCCAGTAGTGCTGGTATGAAGGTTGGGGATGGTGGGTGGATAGGTACTACTGGGGATTTGTTGACCTTTATGAGGTTAGTACAGATACATGAGAGGGAGAGGTGTGCTTTGGTTTGTGAGGACTGGGGTAGGAATACCAAGGACCGTGGGGCGAAGGTGTGTGCTGAGTTGATTAGGGAGTTGAAGTGAAGATCGTGGTGGGTCTTTTGCTTATGTATGCTGGGTACAAGGTGGCAGAGAACGGGCCGCCGGCTAGATCGCATTCATCGCAGAATTACTTTGCTGGTGTTTTGATGATGTGGGGTATTGGTTTTATCTTGATAGGTTTGATATGACACAGGCAGAGGCAAAAGTCCTGCTGGCTGTAAAGACCTGGTGGGAGTTGTATCACTTTGGTCCTTCGTATGACGACATACGGTTTGTATTGCTACAGGATAGTAAGAGTAATGTGCATAGGCTGGTGAAGAGTCTGTGTAAGCAGGGGTATTTGAAGAAAACACCTGGTAAGCCTAGGAGTGTTCGGGTGGTTAGGAAGAAAATTGGACATTAGGCAGTTAGCCAAAGCAGCTGCCGGGAAGCTTCATCTACTTACTGAGGATGAGAAGCGGGTACTGCTTCAGGAGATAGAGGAGTTAGAGAGGGAAGATGCTAAGTCCCATGCTCAAAATGATTTCATGGGGTTTGTAAAACGCATGTGGCCGGGGTTTATTCCTGGTAAACATCATGAAGTAGTGGCTAAGGCGTTTGAAAATGTTGTTAATGGACATAATAAACGTCTTATTATTAATATGGCGCCACGTCATACCAAGTCTGAATTTGCAAGTTATTTATTACCTGCTTGGTTTTTGGGTAAGAATCCAAATAAAAAGATAATACAGACCTCACATACTGCTGAATTAGCTGTGGGTTTTGGACGTAAAGTTAGAAACTTAATTGATTCAGAAGAATATAATCAAGTATTTACTGATGTAAAACTAAAAGCAGATAATAAATCGGCTGGGCGATGGGCTACTAATAAGGGTGGTGAGTATTTTTCCATCGGTGTTGGTGGTTCTGTAACGGGTAAAGGCGCTGATTTATTAATTATTGATGATCCGCATTCAGAACAAGAAGCTAAATTAGCGGCTCATAAACCAGATATATTTGATTCAGTATATGAATGGTATACGTCAGGGCCGCGGCAGCGATTACAACCTGGCGGTGCAATTATTATTGTTATGACTAGGTGGTCATTAAGGGATTTAACGGGTCAAGTTATTAAAGCAAGTCAAACAAGAGGCGGTGATGAGTGGGAAGTTATTGAATTACCTGCGATTATGCCGTCGGGTAAACCGGTTTGGCCTGAGTTTTGGAAATTAGAGGAATTACTGGCGCTTAAAGAGGAGTTGCCGGTAGGGAAATGGAATGCTCAGTACCAGCAGCAGCCGACGGCAGAAGAAGGTGCGATTGTTAAGCGTGAATGGTGGAAAAGGTGGGAGTCAGATAGGCCGCCGCCATGTGATTTTGTGATTCAGAGTTGGGATACGGCGTTTCTTAAGCACAATAGGGCTGACTTTTCTGCTTGTACGACCTGGGGTGTGTGGACGACAGAGGAGGGAGAAACGAATATCATCTTGCTGGATGCGTTTAAGGACCGATATGAATTCCCAGAGCTTAAGCAGAAGGCTTATGAAACCTACCGCGAGTGGGAACCGGATGTATTTCTGGTTGAAGCCAAGGCAGCAGGAAGCCCGTTGGTCTTTGAACTCCGAAGGATGGGTATTCCGGTCAGTGAGTACAGCCCAACCAAAGGCAACGACAAGATCGTGAGGCTAAATGCCGTATCGGATTTGTTTGCCTCGGGGCGGATCTGGGTGCCGGAGCGTAAGTTTGCGGATGAGTTGATTGAGGAAGTCGCAGCTTTTCCTTCAGGAGAGCATGATGACCTAGTAGACTCGATGACCCAAGCGTTATTGCGCTTTAGGACGGGCGGTTTCTTGAGCCTGCAATCAGACGATGAAGACCGTGAGCCGATGTATCGCCGCAAGGTCGCTTATTACTAGGAGCCAAGATGGAACCTGCACTTTATCCTGCGCCATTAGGTCTTGATGCCGCCATGGAAGAACCCACGGAAGTGGAAATTGAGATTGAGAACCCAGATTCGTTAGCCATATCAGCAGATGGCGTAGAGATTATCTTTGAGGCTGAACGTGAAAGCCCAGAAGATTTTGATGCCAACCTTGCTGAATATATGGATGACCGGGATCTGGCGTCTATTGCTAGTGATCTGATCCAAGACTACGAGACAGATAAGTCATCCCGCAAGGAATGGGTAGATACCTACGCTGATGGGCTGAAGCTTCTTGGTTTGAAGTACGAAGAGCGTACAGAACCATGGCCTGGTGCGTGCGGTGTGTTTTATCCGCTGTTGTCAGAAGCGGCGGTTAGGTTTCAAGCTGAATCCATTATGGAGACTTTCCCTGCCTCGGGGCCGGTGAAGACTCAGATTGTTGGGGCTTTGACCAAAGAGAAGGAAGATGCGGCAGAGCGTGTCAAAGATGACATGAACTACCGGTTAACGGAAGAGATGCCTGAGTACAGACCTGAGCACGAGAAGATGCTTTGGTCTTTGGCTTTGGCGGGGTCAGCATTTAAGAAGGTCTACTACGATCCTTCGCTTGGCCGGCCGGTTTCGATGTTTATTCCGGCAGAGGATATTGTAGTTCCCTTTGGTGCAAGCGATTTAAGGTCGGCGCCAAGGATTACGCACATCATGCGTAAGACCCAGAATGAAGTGAGGAAGCTTCAGCACGCAGGGTTCTGGCGAGATGTGGATTTAGGTGAGCCATCCACGGTATTAAGTGAGGTAGAGAAGCGCAAGGCTGAAGAAGAAGGTATGTCAGCCACGATGGATGACAGGTATCGCATTCTTGAGATGCACGTAGAGCTAGATCTTCCAGGTTTTGAAGATACTGACAAGAACGGCCCCACGGAAATTGCACTACCTTATGTGGTGACGATTGATGAAAGCACGAACAAGATCCTAGCTATCCGTAGGAACTGGTATGAAGAGGATCCGTTAAAGCTCAAGCGGATGCACTTTGTACATTACCCGTACATCCCAGGCTTTGGGTTCTATGGTTTTGGATTGATCCACTTGGTAGGTGCGTTTGCCAAGTCAGGGACGTCTTTGATCCGTCAGTTGGTGGATGCCGGTACGTTATCGAACCTGCCCGGTGGATTGAAGTCCCGCGGCCTGCGAGTCAAGGGTGATGACACACCGATTGCGCCGGGTGAGTTCAGGGATGTGGATGTGCCATCAGGTTCTATTAGGGACAACATCCTTCCGCTACCTTACAAAGAGCCAAGCCAGGTTCTTTACCAGTTGCTACAGACGATAGTTCAGGAAGGCCGCCGGTTTGCAGCAACGGCTGATATGCAGATTTCGGACTTGTCCGCGAATACACCGGTTGGTACGACGCTTGCCGTATTGGAAAGAACCCTCAAGGTTATGTCTGCGGTGCAGGCAAGGCTTCACTACTCCATGCGTCAGGAGTTCAAGCTTCTTGCTTCTATTATTAGAGACTATGCACCTACGGAATATAGCTACGACGTAGATGCGCCCGGTGGAAGGCTGGTCAAACAAGCTGACTATGACTTGGTTGATGTCATACCAGTCTCTGATCCTAATGCAACGACCCTTGCACAGCGGGTTACGCAGTATCAAGCAGTACTACAGTTGGCAGCACAGGCTCCACAGATCTATGACATGCCTGAGTTACATAAGCGCATGTTGGAAGTCTTGGGTATCAAGAACATTGATAAGCTGATCCCAGCAGCTAAGGCAGAACAGCCTCGTGATCCGGTATCGGAGAACATGGCCATACTGACGATGCAGCCAGTGAAAGCCTTCATCTACCAAGATCATGAGGCTCACTTGGCGGTCCATACGGCGGCTATCCAAGATCCCATGCTGAGACAGCAGGTGCAGCAGAATCCCCAAGGTGGCGTAATGATGGCCGCGGCCATGGCCCACATCAATGAGCATATGGCGTTCTTGTACCGCAAGCAGATTGAGCAGCAGCTTGGTGTGCCGTTGCCACCTCCAGATCAGCCTTTGCCTGAAGACTTCGAGGTTGAAATCTCAAGGCTGGCAGCGCGTGGTGCTCAGCAGTTACTACAGCAGCACATGGCAGAGGCCCAGCAACAGCAGGCTCAACAGCAGGCTCAAGATCCTTTGATCCAGATGCAACAGGCAGAGTTGGCGCTTAAGCAGCAGAAGGAGCAGCGTGAAGCCGCCAAGGATCAGGCTGACATTATGTTGAAAGCACAGGCTCAGCAGGACAAAGTCATGCTTGAGCAGCAACGCATTCAAAGCTTGAACCAGATAGCTGAGCAGAATATAGCGGCCAAGATGATTGATAAGGCGGCAGACATTCAGCGTGATCAGTCACTAGCAAGGATGGGTAAATGAATTACGCCGAAGCGGTAGAGCTAGAGATTGATAAGCAGATTAGGTATTTAGAAGGACAACTCTCGCAAGGGAGCATGAAGAGTTTTGAGGAGTACAAATTCGTCTGCGGCCAGATTCAAGGTCTTTTGGTCGCAAGGCGCATCAACGAAGACCTTGCCAATCGAATGAAGGAATACGATGAGTGATATTACTGAGGATTCTCAGCAGGAAGCAACGCAACTCCCAGAGCCCACGGGTTATCGGATGTTATGCGCATTACCAGAGGTAGAGGATAAGTTTGCCAATGGTTTATTCAAGCCTGATTCGCTTGCAAAAATTGAAGAGTTCAGCACGGTTGTTTTGTTTGTACTGAAGATGGGACCGGATTGCTATAAGGATGCGGCAAAGTTCCCAACGGGACCATGGTGCAAGGAAGGCGATTTTGTTTTGGTGCGTGCTTATTCAGGAACCCGGTTCAAGATTCACGGACGGGAGTTTCGTTTGATCAACGACGACACCATAGAGGGTGTGGTCCAAGATCCTCGTGGCTATAGCCGCGCATAAAGGGGAAGTTATGAGTGAAGAGAAGATTGAATTTGAAGTCGAGGGTGAGACAGAGATCGAGATTGTTGACGATCGCCCCGAGGCGGATAGGAATGCGACGCCATTAAAGGGTGATCCATCTGAGATACCTGATGATGAAATCAAACAGTATTCAGATAATGTAAAGAAACGCATTCAGCATTTGAAGCATGGGTATCACGATGAGCGCAGGGCCAAGGAAGAGGCGCAGCGTGAGCGTGAGGCAGCTATTGCCTATGCAAAACAGATTGCTGAAGAGAATGCAAAGCTGAAAGAGAAACTAACTACGGGTGAAAGCACGTTAATAAAGACGATGCAATTTGCCACAGATAAAGAAGTAGCTGAGGCAGAGCGTAGTTATAAAGAAGCACTGGATAGCCAAGAATCTGACAGGATATTGGCGGCCCAGAAAGCATTAAATGTGGCGATGTTGAAGGCTGATCGGGTTAAAAACTTCAAACCTGCTGCGCCTGAACCAGCGCCTGAGTTGCCACAGCAACAAAACCCTGCTTATAATGTTCAGCAGAATACTTATCAGGACCGCAAAGCAGAAACCTGGAAGGCCAATAATAAGTGGTTTGGTCAATCAGGCGAGCCTGGGGTAGATGATGAGATGACGTTTTTTGCCATGGGCCTGCATAAAAAGCTTACTCGGGAAAATGGTGAACATTACGCATTGACGGATGAGTATTACGAGAAGATCAATTCTCGCGTAAGGGAGAAATTCCCTGAGTACTTTGGTGATCGGGAGCCACCAGAGGAAAAAGCAAAGCCTCCTGCTTCGGTGGTTGCCCCGGCAACGCGCAGCTCGCCACCTAAAAAACTGAAGCTGACAACCTCGGAAGCCAATACGGCCAAGAGGCTTGGAGTTCCGCTTGAAAAATACGCCATGGAATTGGCAAAACTACGCATGGAAGGAAAGTTATGAGCCGCGAATCCAGAGAAGCACAGACCCGTGAAACCACGGAACGTCCGAAGCAATGGAAGCCGCCCAGCTCATTGCCCGATCCTCTCCCGCGGGATGGTTGGAGACATCGTTGGGTACGCACCGCAGTACTGGGGCAGTCCGACGCAAGGAATGTAGCCAGCCGTCATCAGGATGGATTCGAACCATGCAAGTGGGAAGACTATCCCGAGGTAACCCGAGCCCTGCTCGCAACCGGACCTCAAACCGGCAATATTGAGATTGGTGGATTAATGTTGTGCCGCGCTCCCGTTGAGATGGTGGATCAGCGTAATACCCATTACCTGAAGCAAGCCAACGATTGGATGAAGAGTGTGGACAGCAACTTTATGCGCGAAAACGACCCACGGATGCCACTGTTTAATGACAGACGCACCGAGGTCCAATTCGGTAAAAGATAACCTCATTTGGAGTAACTCAAATGGCTTACCCGACGATTTCAGGCCCATATGGCCTGCGTCCGATCAACTTGATCGGCGGTCAGGTGTTTGCCGGAGCCACTCGTCAGCGTCGGATCGTAAACTCCAGCGCATCGAGCATTGGTTTTGGTGACCCTGTGAAGTTTGACAACAATGGTTGCATTGTTGTTTGTAACGAGACAGCTACCGCCCCTACCACTGGCTTTGCTGGTGTGTTCATGGGATGTACGTTTGTTTCTGCTGTAACTGGTCAACCCACGTTCTCGCAAGCATGGATTTCTGGCACCGCAGTAGCAAGCAACACTTATATCGTTGCTTATGTCTGTGAAGATCCAGATCAGCTGTTCCAGGTTTGTGGCGTTAGTGGAACCACGGTAGTTTCGACCACGTCTGGTTTCCAATACACAGACATCGGTCTGAACGTGGCTATGGTTGCAAACACCTTGAATACCACGACCAAGGACAGCCGTTACGCAGTAGATATTGCAACCGGTGCAACGACACAAACATTGCCGTTGCGAATCATTGATGTGGTGCCCGATACGGCATTCACATATAGCAGTACGATTTACTACCCAGAAATCATCGTTAAGTTCAATGCAGCTTATGTAGTGCAGGCGACGGGCGTGGTTACGGGCGGTCATGCGTACAACAACCCAGTCGGACTGTAAGGGGAAACTTAAATGGCTATTTCACGCGCACAACTACTGAAAGAGCTGCTCCCCGGCCTGAACGCACTGTTCGGTCTTGAGTACGCTCGCTATGGCGAAGAACACAAAGAGATCTACGAAACCGAGACCTCTGAGCGTTCATTTGAAGAGGAAACCAAGCTGTCTGGATTCTCGGCCGCACCGGTCAAGAACGAAGGCGCTGCGATTCGTTATGACAACGCGCAGGAAGCTTGGACAGCTCGCTACACCCATGAGACGATCGCTATGGGTTTCTCGATTACCGAAGAGGCAATCGAAGACAACCTGTACGACTCGCTCAGCTCACGTTATACCAAGGCACTCGCACGCGCCATGGCATACACCAAGCAGGTGAAAGCGGCAGCCGTATTGAACAACGGATGGGCATCAAGCGTTACTTATGGTGACGGCCAGCCTCTGTTCTCTACATCACATCCTCTTGTATCGGGTGGCACTAACAGCAACACGCCCGCGACCCAGGCAGACTTGAATGAGACTTCGTTGGAAAACGCAGTCATTCAAATCGCAGCTTGGACCGACGAACGTGATCTGTTGATTGCAGCTCGCCCACGCAAGCTCATCGTTCCTCCTAACCTCCAGTTCGTGGCAACGCGTCTGTTGGAAACCGAACTCCGTGTCGGCACCAACAACAACGACATCAACGCCATCAAGAACAACGGTTCGATCCCAGAAGGCTATACGATCAACCACTTCTTGACCGACACGAACGGCTGGTTCCTCACCACCGATGTACCCAACGGATTGAAGCACTTTGTGCGGACACCGATGAGTACTGGAATGGACGGTGACTTTGACACGGGGAACGTGCGTTACAAAGCCCGTGAGCGTTATTCCTTTGGCGTATCGGATCCATTAGGGATCTTTGGTAGCCAGGGCGCATAACAGCAAGCTCTTTGTAAACAACAGAAGGGGGTTGCGGCCCCCTTTTGTTTGTCCTATAATTCTCTGTGTCAAAGACAGGAGAAAGAAATGGACACTACAAACCTACCCAAAACCCGCAAAGAAGCTCAAGACTCAGGAGCCAAGTATTACTTCACAGGAGAACCCTGCAAGCACGGACACATAGCCCCTCGCAAAACAAAAGGCTCGTGTATTGAATGCCTGAAGGTTGAATGGGAAAAAGCCAATACCACTAGGGCAGATTACTTCCGCGAGTACAACAAATCAGAAGCCGGACAGAAGGCCAAGCGCAAGTACTACGAGGCTAACAAGGATGAGGTTATTGCTAAAGCAGCCAACAGATCAACCGAAGAAAGGCGAAGGTCAAGGAACAAGCATAAGAAGGCAAACCCAGAGCTATACAAAGAATTAGTGAATGCACGTCGCCGTCGATTTAGATAAGCAACTCCGAAATGGTTGGACGAAAAGCAGCGTATGGAAATACGTTTGAAGTACCGTCTAGCTTTGGAAATGAGTAAAGCCACCGGAACTAAATATGCGGTAGACCACGAGATACCACTGTTTGGTGAGAACGTATGCGGCCTACACGTCCCATGGAATTTGCGTGTAATCACGCAAGAAGAAAACCTCTTGAAGTCCAACAAGCTCATTGACTCCCACCCCAATAACTGATACAACCCCCCTACTAGGATTTCACTCATACCGACTGGCCTAGCAGACTTAGTAGAGACGGTATGAGGATGCGCTACTACGCGGAGTTAACATGGCTATTTCTACCTTTGACGGTCCAGTCCGTTCCCTGGGCGGGATCTATCAGCAGGGCCCGTCCACGATCGTTGAGATCACTTCCAGTACCACACTTAATCCCGTGGCCCATGCAGGCCGGATTATTTCTGTTGGGGGCACCCTTGCAGCTAACGTGGTTCTTACGCTTCCAGCGATCAATACCTCAGCTAACGTATCTTCGTCTGGCCCGGGCAATGATCCCAATACGGCTAACAACGAAGGTGTTGTTTATACGATCTGGGTTCCAACCACGATTGCTACTTCATCGCTGAAAATTGGCACCAACGGTACTGACAAATTTGTCGGTACGATCCTTGGCGTTGATACCGATTCTTCCAATGCGCTTGTGGCTTACACGGCCGGTGCTTCCAATGACTTCATCAACTTCAACGGTTCGACGACCGGTGGCGTTGCTGGCTCATGGGTCCAGATCGTTGCGATTGCTGCGAACAAGTACATGGTCAACGGTATTGCACTTGGCTCAGGCACGGTTGCTACACCATTTGCTGATTCCTAATAGAGGTGCTTTATGGACACAGACGTCCTAGGCAAGTCTCTTGCTGCGTCTGGTGCTGTCTCGGCTACGCCAACCCGTGTCCGCGGGTTGGTTATAGAACCGGGCTCATCTACTGGCAGTGTTGAGATTAAAGACGGTGGGTCGAGTGGAACAAGTAAGTTCATCATTAACACGGTTGCTAATGGTGAAACCTTTGCTGTACTTATTCCTGCTAATGGTGTTTGGTGTAGGACAAGTGCTTACGCCACACTAACTAACGCCAAAGTCACGGTGTTTTATGGCTAAGACGCCGGCTTGGCAACGCAAAGAAGGTAAAAACCCGGCCGGTGGCTTAAACGCCAAGGGTCGGGCTTCTTATAACGCAGCCAATCCCGATAAGCCAGGTCTTAAGGCTCCTCAACCCGAGGGCGGTTCACGTAAGAAATCATTCTGCGCCAGAATGGAAGGGATGAAAAAGAAACTTACGTCGGCCAAAACAGCCAAAGATCCAAATAGCCGTATTAACAAAAGTCTACGCGCATGGAAATGTTGAATGGATACGGGCGCTCTTATTTGGAATCTCATCACATCATTCTTTGTGGGTCTGGTGATGTTCATGCTTAAGCAAGCTTCAGATGAACAGAAGCGCATCCAGATCCTACTTAACAGAACTCGGGAGGAAATTGCCCGTGATCACATCACTCGCGCAGAAGTTCGTGCAGACCTTGAAAGAATCATGGAAAGGTTTGACGCAGGTATTGGCAGGTTGGAAGCAAAAATTGATGCCCTCGCTGAAAGGAAATGATGATGGAAAATGATCCCCGTAAAGGCCGTGGGCGCCATGGCGACACGAACTACAACCCTAACTACGATCTTGTACCCACCCAGAAAGAACGTGGTGCGATGCAACAAGAAGTAGAGGATGCCAAGCTACGCAAGATGGATCAGCGCCCTAACCTTGGCAAGATGTTCAAAGCCGGTGGTTACGTGAAAGCCGCTGATGGATGCGCCAAGCGTGGCAAGACTAAAGGCACGATGGTCGTGATGAAGTAATCCCGCCAGCTGGCGGGATTTGCTACTAAAGTAGGGGGTAGTATGAAGAAACGCAGGCGTTTCCAAGAAGGTGGGGATATTCCTGATATAGATCGGGAGCCGATAAGAGATAGTAGCGGAGAGATTGTTAGGGATAGTAGCGGTGAAGCTGTTATGTCTGGCAGTACGCCTAGGAAGCCCTTGCGCCAAGTCATGTCTGAAATGGATGATTACCAAGGTATAGACCTTAGTAACATACCAAAAGCAGAAACGGCCCCAGTACGCACCTCTCGTATTGAGTCAAAGGGCGATACAGATCTTGCAGAACCTGGTTCAGCCGGGTTTTCACGCACCCCTTTGAAAGCTTCTGCACAAAAAGTGCAAACAAAACCACCGCCTAAAGCGGAAGTTAAAACCCAGACTAAGGCGGAAGTTCAGGCTCCACCAAAGAAGGATGTCAAAGCCGAGATTGAGAGACTCAAGGCGTATGACAAACCTATTGAGCGTGTCACACCAGAGATGAATCTTGTTGGCGGACCTTTGCTAAAAGGTCTTAAAGCAGCCGGCGCAGGACTTGCTGCCAAACTTGCACCGCAAGCGGCTAAGACTCGCGTTGAGCCATCTATCCCACAAGAAGCAGTAAAAGCGCTTGCTATGGCGCCAAAGCGCGGTGGTGAGTTGGCCACTCGTGGCGGAGAGCTTGCTACCAAGTCTCCCAAAGGAGAGTTGGTTACCAAGGGAAGCGATTTGGTTAAGCGCCGAGAATCCATGGCGCAATTAGAATCTCCTCGCAGGCGATTACCTTTTGAGAAGGATATGGGCAAAGCTAGGCTGGAGACTCAAGCCAATAAGCGTAGGCAGCTTGGTGGTTCAAGCCGTAGTGAAGATGTGATTGAGATGGGCATGAAGCGCGGCGGCAAAGTAGGATCAGCATCGAGCCGTGGCGATGGTATTGCAAAGCGCGGCAAAACACGCGGAAAGTATATCTGATGGATAAAATTGGACGTGTAATGAAAGAGTTCAAGGAGGGCAAACTTAAGTCCTCCTCTGGCCAGAAAGTTACTAACCCCAAGCAAGCAATTGCGATTGGACTATCGGAGCAAAGAGCTATGAAAGGTTACAAAGCGGGCGGAGAGCCCAAGGCAATGGTCAAGAAAGAAGTCGCCTTTATGAAAGCTAAGGGCGCACCCAAGTCTATGGTCAAGCATGAAATGGCCGAGATGAAGGGTATGAAGAAAGGCGGTTCGGTTGGTCAGACCAAGATGGGCTCTGTAAAGACCGCCGCCCCTTCCAAAGATGGCGTTGCCGTGAAGGGCAAGACCAAGGGAACCATGGTTAAGATGGCCAAGGGCGGCTATTCTTGCTAAGGTGATTTGTGGCTATACCATCGTCTGCTTACTCGGCGGAATGGGGTAGCTTTACCGCTGCCCAGAAAATATCCGCCTTTACCGCTGCTGGGACTACAGTTGATGAACTTCGTGACGCTGGAGTTGACGATGGAACTATCCAATGGATGATTAAAGAGGGTGGGTGGAAGCCTCCAAAACAAATCCAACAGGAAACAGTAACAACAAAACAAGCAGAGCCGGTTTACCAAGAACCGGCGTACGTTGATCCAGATGTTGCGCAGCAACTAGCAGAGCAACAGCGTGCCGCCCAAGAAGAGGCTGAAGCTAGGCAAGCGCGAAGAAATCAAATCGCAAGCTTGCAAAATTTAACCCCGGCAGAAAAGGCAAGGTTTTATCTAAACGAATTAAAAAGAGGCGTTAGCGACGCAGCACTTCGTCAAGAAGTAGAAAGCGTTTTGGGATACCAATCCGCTTGGTATGATTTACAGCAAGTGGCAAAAGTGCTGAAAGAGCAAGATAATGCAGCGGCAGCAGCGGCAGCAGCGGCAGCAGCGGCAGCAGAAGCTGCGAGACAGGCTGCGGCACAAACCACTCAAGCGACTGTTACAACACA